AAGTGGACATCAGGTGTACACAAAGATAAACCTGCAGTTGGACAAGAGTGTCCTGCATATAAACAAGATGGTGAGTGTAAATCTTGCCGTACTTGTTGGAGTCGTTCAGTTAAACAAGTAAGTTATAAGGAGCATTAATGCCTAAAGAAATAGATATAGATGATGAGTTAGAAAAAAGATATGAAAAATTTTATGATTGGTTAAACACTTGTCCTTTTAAATGGACTGAATCTAGTCACCCAACAAGTGGTATGGCTGCAATTAATTTTGATATAGAAGAAGAATGATAATTAAAAAAATAATAGTAAGACTTCGTATGTGGTATGCCGACATAAGAGGTCATCACGGAAAGAAATGGAACTATGAGCCAGGAGATTGGTATATGGGTAGGCATAGAAAGAAAGGAAAAAAATGAAACAAAGAAATGCAAAAACTAAATTAATATTTAGACTTAAGTGTTTGATATTAAGATGTAGAGAAAAAGGTAAATGGGATTTAGCTATAAAATTACGCAATAAACTTTTAAATATATGAAATATATAATTATATTATTGCTACTTACATCTTGTAAGACTACAGATATAGACCCCAAAGTTACAATAATAAAAAATATTTTACAAAAATCAGTTGACAAATAAATAAAAGTATGATAGGAGAAAACAATGGAAACAAAGAAATACCTCATAAAAGTATACGGATTAGGATATACAGGACAATACACATTGCCACTAACAGGAGTTGTAAATGCAGATAGAATAGATGATGAAGCAACACATCTAATACTTACCAAAAAACTTATTCTCACTCGAGATACCTTTTATGATAAAACTAACACTAGGGTTACATACGAGGAAGTAAAATAATTGAATTATAAACAGCAACTAAATATTATACAAGGACTATTTATTCCACCTGATACACAGATGAGAATGGATTGTCCTTTCTGTAAAAATTTAAATACATTATCAGTAGACACTATGGATAATAATATAAACTGGTATTGCTTTCATTCAACTTGTAAAGCTAGAGGAAAAAAAGAAGGAGAAAAAAATATGCAATATGTAGAGAAAGTTCTTAAAGGTAATCAAGAACTATATATAGAAAACGAAGAGTTTAAAATACCTGACAGCTTTACGGGTATATACTCAAATGAAAAAGCAATGCGTTGGCTATCAAATAATAATTGTTGGGAAGCGTGGTCTTGGGGTAGAGCAGATATAAAATATGATGTACAGCAAGATAGAGTTGTGTTCTTAATTAAAAATAGATACTCACATAAATTTGTTGGTGCAGTAGGTAGAGGATTAAATAAAAATGTTTATCCTAAATGGTTTATGTATGGCAATAAAGATGTACCATTTAAATGTGGTGAGTGTGATGATGCAGTTATAGTAGAAGATTGTCCATCAGCTTGTGCTGTATCTAACATACTTACTGGTATTGCAATTATGGGTACAAAATTAAAAGATTTACATAAGAGTCATTTAAAACCGTATAAAAAACTATACATCTGTTTAGACAGAGATGCCACAACAAAAGCATATGATATAGCTAAAGATTTAAGGTCGTCAGGGTTTGACAATGTCGTGGTTAAACCATTAGAAGATGACCTTAAATACTTTAATACAGATCAAATAAGGGAGATGTTCTATGATAGAAAAACAAATGCTTAGACTAATGCTTGGTAAAGCATTCTATACAAAATACAAAGGCACTATATCACCTACTATATTTACAGGAGATATAAGTTCTTTGTTTGATACAATACAAAAAGCACATGCAAAATATTCAGATGATATAAGTGTTGATGAATTATATTCTTTACATACTGCTATATTTAATCCTGCATTAACTCGTGCTGCAAAAGAAAAGTTTAGTGAGTTAGTAGAAGATATAAAAGAAATACAAGAACCTAGTAAAGAAATAGCAAAAGATATAATGCGTATCTTATCTGATAGAGATTTAGCACAACGAATAGCTGTTGAAGCTACAGAAATATTTAATGGTAAAGATGCAAACTTTACTGATATAGCTGGTATGATAGAAAATCATAAACAAGGTGACGAAGAAAAGACACCTGCAGTTACAAGTGATGTAAAAGAAGTATTAGGATTACTTGATGTAACTACTAAATGGAAGTTTAATATACCTGTGCTAAAAGAAAATGTAGGTGGTATTGGTGGTGGTAATCTTATGATTGCATTTGCTAGACCTGAAACAGGTAAGACAGCTTTTTGGGTTAGTTTATGTGCAGGACCTGAAGGATTTGCTGAACAAGGTGCAAAGGTTCATGCGTTTATAAATGAAGAACCTGCTATTAGGACACAGATGAGAGCTATATCTTGCTATACGGGTATGACTAGAGAAGAAATAATACAGGATAAAGAGATAGCACAAAATGCTTGGGGTGAAATAAAAGATAACATAGCTATGTTCGATACAGTTGATTGGTCTATGGAAGATATAGATGCACATTGTGATAAACATAAACCTGATATAATAGTTATAGATCAGTTAGATAAAATAAATGTTACAGGTACATTTGCAAGAACAGATGAGAAGTTAAGACAGATATATACAAGTGTAAGAGAGATAGCGAAGAGAAGAGATTGTGCTGTGATTGCTATATCACAAGCGTCAGCAGATGCACATAATAGAAATAGTATATCGTTTGATATGATGGAAAACTCTAAGACAGGTAAAGCTGCAGAAGCAGATATTATAATTGGTATAGGTAGAAACTCTAACTCTGATGCAGAAAATAAAATAAGAACATTATGTATAAGTAAAAATAAAATAAATGGTTATCATGGAGAGCCATCATGTACAATTAGAAGGAGCATAAGTAGGTACGAAGTATGATTACAGTAGTAGACGTAGAAACATCTTGGCAAGTTACAAGTACAGGTGGGTATGACCCATCACCTTATCATCCTGATAATATATTAGTTAGTGTGGGTATAAATGATGAGTATTATTTTACAAATCATTCTGAGAGAATAGATAAAGGTTGCTATCATAATATACAATCTATACTTGATAAGACTACATTATTAGTAGGGCATAATATAAAGTTTGATTTAATGTGGTTGATTGAAGCTGGATTTAAATATACGGGTAGAGTATATGATACTATGCTTGGAGAATATATATTAAATAGAGGTATAAGAAAAAGTTTAACATTAGAAATGTCTTGTAGAAGAAGACGAATTGGTTCTAAAGATAATCGTATAAAGGAATTTACAGATAGAGGTATACCTTTTCAAAATATACCAGCTAATGTTGTAGAGGAATATGGTAGAATGGATGTACAAATAACTAGAGATTTATTTAATTCACAAATGGCAGACTTTAGAATGCCAAAGAATAAACATCTATTAATGACAGCAAAGATGATGAATGAATTTTTAATTGTACTATCTGATATGGAAGCCAATGGTATTAATATAAATTTAGAAGAGTTAGCTAAAGTAGAAAAAGAATATAGGGCAGAGTTTGCATACTTAAAGCAAAAGATAGATAAGATTGTATATAAACAAATGGGAGATACTAAAATTAATTTGTCTAGTCCTGAACAATTATCTTGGTTGATCTATAGTAGAAAGCCAAAAGATAAAAAACATTGGGCAAAGATATTTAATGTAGGTATAGATAAAAATACAGGTAAAAATAAAAGACGACCTAATTTTTCTAGATTGCAATTTAGAAATCTAGTTGCAGACAACTCTGAAAAAATATTTAAAACTGTGGCTGAACAATGTATAGATTGCAAAGGTAAAGGTGTAATAAAAAAAATAAAGAAAGATGGTAGCCCATATAAAAATTATACTAAATGTGAACATTGCTTTGGGGAAGGCTTTACTTATGCTAATTTAGGTAAGGTTGCAGGATTCCAACAAAGACCTAGAAGTGTATATGATATTGCAGAAGCTGGATTTAGAACAGACAAACTTACATTAACTAAAATAGCAGGTGAAGCAGAGGGTGAGTTTAAAACTTTTATAGATGCCATTGTACGACACAATGCAGTTGATACTTACTTACATACATTTGTTGAAGGATTAAAAAACTTTACAAATGAAAAAGGTTTTTTACATCCTAAGTTTATGCAAGCTGTTACAGCTACAGGTAGACTATCTAGTAGAGATCCAAACTTTCAAAACCAACCTAGAGGTAAAACATTTCCTATTCGTAAAGTTGTATCATCTAGATTTAAAGATGGTAAGATAATAGAAATAGACTTTGCACAGTTAGAATTTAGAACTGCTGTGTTCTTATCACAAGATAAACAAGGTATGGAAGATATAAAAAATAAAATAGATGTGCATCAATACACTGCAGATATTATTGGTGTGTCTCGACAAGATGCAAAGGCACATACATTTAAACCTTTGTATGGTGGTACAACAGGAACTGAAGATGAGAAGAGATATTATACTAAATTTTTAGAGAAGTATAAAGATATAAAAACTTGGCATGAAAAATTACAAAGCGAAGCTATTAGATTTAAAAGAGTTAAACTACCAACAGGTAGAGAATATTCTTTTCCATATGCTGAACGTACACCCTGGGGTGGATCTACATATGGTACACAGATAAAAAATTATCCTGTACAAGGATTTGCTACAGCAGATATTGTACCATTAGCTTGTATAAATATTTATAATCTAATGAGAGAAAAGAAAGTAAAAAGTTTGTTAATAAATACAGTACATGATTCTATTATCGCAGATGTATATCCTGGTGAAGAAAGATTGATGGCTGATATTTTTAATAAAGGAACTGCAGATGTAATACCTGCATTAAAAAAGTATTATGATATTAATTTTAATGTTCCACTTGACACGGAACTTAAAATAGGATATGATTGGTTAAATATGAAGGAGGTAATATGAGAATAATAGAAGCTCTAGAAACTTTAGACGAGTACGATGACTCAGATTATAGTGCTTATTTAGAATATACAGAACTAAAAGATAGATGTTTAATAGAACCATCTACTCTATACATCCACGAAAGCCATGAGTATTTAAGTGAATTTAAATACTTTGCAGCTGCTGATGGTTTAGATATTAAAGTTAGTAAGGGAGAGACAAAAATATGTTAGGAATAATTAGTGCAATATTTAACTTTACTTTTTTTATAGCTATGATATATATGTTGGTAAATATAGCAATTTTTTAGTTGACAAAACTATAAAAATGTGATATAAGATAATAACTAAAATGGAGGACAAATGTCTGATAATCAACTAACAAACATAAAAGGAATGTCTGATGAACAAATCATGCAGGCAATTGGTCAAGATGATGGATCTAACATGGGTGTTAACATACCTAGATTAGCTATCAATCGAACACCTGAAGATGACGATGGTAATCAATTACCAGTTGGTCATTACTACACTTATGATTCAAATATAGGTCAGAATATTTATGGGAAACCCATAACATTAAGACCATTCATAAGTGCAATGCAATACATGCACTACGATGCTGACAAAGGAGAGTATGTAAATAGATCTATTATATTTAAAAGCTGGAAAGAAGAGGCTATAGATATTTTAGGTGGAACTAAATGTGGCAAGATAGCTTACAAAGAAAGAGCAAATCTTACACCTGAACAATTAGAACAGCAAAGAACTATTAGATGTTATAAACTTATCTATGGTTTATTATCTTTTAAAGATGGTAAAACTGCACAGGGTAAAGATCATTCAGTAGAAAACTTACCTGTTCTATATAGAGTAACAGGTACAGCATTCTCACCAGTAAGTGCTGCGTTAGATCAATTGAAGAAAAGAAAAAAACTTATGTTTAATTCTACTCTATCACTTGAAACTAAACGTCAGAAAAAAGGTGGTAATGTATTCTATGTACCTGAAATAATTGTAAATGCTGATGCTAATTTACAGTTGTCAGATGCTGATATGGAAACTTTAAAAGTATTCCAAGAGTCTATAGATACAGAAAATGAAGAGGTTATTGGTTTATATAATAAATCTAAATCTAATAGTCCTACTGGATCAGATTCTGTAGATGCTAAAGTTGTTGAAGAACTTGATGACAAAGTACCTGAGCAGGTGCTTGCTAGTTAATGAGTGATATACTTATTAAAGTACAAAAGTATCTAGACAAGGTGTCTAAGAGTCCTGTGCAAGCAGACAAAAAACTTGTGGAGGAGTTTGGTGAGGCGTGTAAAAACGCCTTACTAAAACAGTTTACTGAAGATAGATCTTCTAAGTTTGAAATTAGAATGTCTAATGCAGGTAGACCTCTTTGCCAATTACAAATGGAAGCTAAAGGTGTAAAGGGTGAAGGACAACCTTATAATGTAAAAATAAGAAATACATTTGGTGACCTCATTGAGGCACTAGCTTTATTTATTATGAAATCAGCAGGAGTAAATGTAAAGAATGAACAGAAAAAAGTTACGTATGAATTTGAAGGAAATAAAATTGAAGGCAAGCAAGATGTTGAAATTGAGAACAAGATATGGGATATTAAAAGTGCATCACCATATTCATTTGATAAAAAATTTGGAGAAGAAGGTGGATTTCAAGAAGTTGTTAAGGATGATACCTTTGGTTATGCATCACAAGGTTTTTTATATAGCGAAAGTCAGAACAAGGATTTTGGAGGCTGGATAGCAATTAATAAATCTACAGGTGAATGGGCTGTATGTGAAACACCTAAACTTGTAGAGCCATATAAAAGTGAAGCTATTAAAAAAGCTAAAGATAATGTAAAAGCAATTAAAGATGGTGTACCTTTTAAAAGACAGTATGATGCGATTGAAGAAAAGTTTAGAGGTAAACCTACAGGTAATAAAGTTTTGGGCTTAGCTTGTTCATTCTGCCCATACAAACTTCCTTGTTGGGGAAGTAAATTGCAGTTGTTACCACAACAGCAATCTAAAGGTAAGAGCCCTAAATGGGTTTGGTATACGGAAGTTAATAATCCTAAACAGGAGGAAGAGCTTGCGTAACTGGGTGAGTATTAGTTTTGAGGGGTCTAGTGCTCACCTTTACCGACTATGTATTGTTTAATAATAAAAGATAATGATAAGTGGAAAATATTTACAAATGAAATATGGGACTCAGAAAAAGAAGCAACTGACTATGCCAAGAGGAATAAATTTAAAAAGTCTATTGAATGGAAAGTTGTGCCGTTTGATTACAAATATTTTAAAAAACTATGACAAAAAAATTTGATAAGTCAGCATTTAAAAATGCTATAAAAGTTTTAGTAACACCTTGGGAAAAAGGTTTTACCTGTGGAATTGTTATGGATAACACAACAAAAATGACCACAGAAGAATATGAATTATGTTCTACAATAGCAAGAGGCATGATAAAGATGGCAACTACAGACCCTCATTCTACGTTTCTATGGGGACTCCGTGGTTTTGCCGATGACAAGAAAAACAATGACAAAGATCTTAGTATTAACTCTATAGCAGAGTTTGATGACGAAGATAATGTTATTGATTTTCTTGAATTTTTAAAACTGAAACGTGATAAGGAGTTAAATTAATGGCAACACATGTTGTAATAGGTGACCCTCATTGCACACCTAAAGCAAGCAATGAAAGATTTCTGTGGGCAGGTAGGTTAGCCGCAGATGTACGTGCTACACATATTATCTGTATGGGTGATTTTTGTAGTATGGATTCTTTATCTTCGTATGATAAAAAGAAAAAATCATTTGAAGGTAGAAGATATCAAAAAGATATGGAGCATTCACATGAAGCATTATCTTTGTTTAATAAAGGTTTAGGTAAATTTAAAGGTAAGAAGATTATGCTACATGGTAATCACGAGGATAGAATAGATAGGTTTGTAGAAGAAAACCCTGAACTAGATGGCACTTTAAAAATTAGTGATCTTAAATTTAAACAGTATGGTTGGCAAGAGATACCTTATAAGAAATTTAAAGTTGTTAATGGTGTACACTATGCTCATCATTTTCCATCAGGTATAATGGGTAGTGCTATATCAGGAGAAAATATAGCAAGAAGTCTCTTGACAAAACACAAAGTATCTGCTACAGTAGGCCATAGTCATTTGTTAGATTATGCTACATCTACTTTACCTAATGGTAAAAAGTTACATGCTTTATCTGCTGGATGTTATTTAAATCACAAAGAACATTTTGCTAGAGATACTCAGCATATGTGGTGGAGTGGTATTGTAGTTAAAAGAGAAGTTACTAATGGTTCTTATAACATTGAAACTATTGACTATAATGCAATAAGGAGAGAATATGGTAGACGATAAAGTTAATTCACCTGCACACTACAAGTATGGTAAAAAAGAAACTATAGATGTTATACGAGATTGTATGACAGATGATGAATACCATGGGTACTTGAAGGGCAACGTTTTAAAATACGTTGCTAGATATAAATTTAAGGGAGAGCCTTTACAAGATTTAGAAAAAGCTCAATGGTATTTAAGTAGATTAATAAAGGAGGTTGAATGACACACGGTGAGAAGATGTCTTTGTATGGTAAAATTATAGCACTACAAGAAGTTATGATACATACACAGAATGAAATAAATAAATTAAATAAACAACTACAGGAGGCAGACAATGGGAGCAATAAAGCAAGCGTTAATAGAAGTAGATGATATGGTTTGTAACTGTTTAAATACAGGTAGAACTTTGAATCAGACTATAAGAGATTTAAGAATAGAGTTTAATAAAAGAGGTAGGGATAATCCTTATTTATTAGATGAAGATTTAATAGAAGATAAGTACTATGCTTTTAGAGGTGCAGAATGATTAGAACACAATTGATAAAAGCATTAGCTAGAAAGTATGAAGCTGATATTGCTAGTGCTAGAGCAACTGCTTTAATATATTTAGAAAATTCTGCAGGTATTGGTGAACATCCACAACATATAGAAGAACTAGATAAATTGATAACTAAAATAGCAAACGCAGAAGAAAATATTAAAATGCTAGGTAAGCATTTTGATTACGATGAAATACCATTTTAACATAGGAGGATAGATGGAGAAAGAAAAACAACAACAGAAAGCACAGCCTACCCCAAGAATCTATAATATAAATTCTGAACAATTAATGGAAATTATGAGATACTTAATGACAAGACCTTATGGAGAAGTGGTAAAACTTATGAATCTTTTATCTACACTGACTCCAAAAACTGTTGGAGACCAGCAAGATGTCAGAAAAAAATAATCTAGATAGATACACAGGTATCTTATTTGAGTTGAAAATAGGGTTAAATAAAGACAATGCAATCGTAATTGATTATGGTGGAAAGCCTGTAGCTAAAGTAAGAGATGCACTTAAAGGTTATCCTTATCATGGTAATCTGTGTGCTGCTGTAATTAATCATGCTAACGCTGTAGGAAGGAAATTACAAGATGACATCAAGCAACTTATACAAAAAGTTTAGATATTACTTTTGGCACAATCCTATCATGGATAAATTTGAGAGGTGGGCCAGTTCATTGAGTACTTGGTTTTGGCAGAAACGATGGGGTGATAGAGACCTTTATCGTTCTGTCCAAAAAAAAAGACCACCTGACTAAAAAGTCAAGCGGTCTTCGTGTTGCCTGCAAGGGAAGTCTATTAATTTAGGCTTCCCTTTTTTTATGCAAAAAGTCTATTTGATTGCCCCTGTAATTTTGACATTTTCTTGGGCTTGCTTAATATTTCTTTTTGCAATTCTTTTGGTAGAGGCATTTTATAAATAACTTCATTTCTTGCAGTGTCCTCTATCTCTTCATTAATTAATACAGCATCATAATCATTTATGTATTTAGAACTTTCATTATCTACAACTACTCCTTTTAATGCTACATCTCTTAATCCTTCATCTGCAAATCCTTCTGCTCCTGATTTAGCGTAGTTAGATAATTTAACTTGTACAGCAGGTAAACCTAAATAAATTTCTTTACTACTACCAATTGTCCAAACTAAATATTCTGATTCAGGACCGTAAGATCCAACTTTTTTTTCTACAGAATCTCTAAGTAATTCTTGAGTTTCTGACATTGGCTGGGGATCTTCATAACTTTTCATTATATTAACTTGGTTTTGTAAATATTCTATTATACTTCTTTGTTTTATTATTTCAGGTCTTAATACTTTTGGATCATTGTATTTAGGAACACCTAAAAATATATTAAAGTAGTCTGGAAGTTCCCTTTGTGCAGGACCAGTTCTTAATTTAGCTAATAACTCTTTAGCACTTAGTTTTGTTAATACAGCATTTGCATTAGTTTCTGCATATTGATATTGTTTATTTAATTCTTGAAACTGTGTGCTCTTTAAATTTATTTCTTCTATTTCTACACCATATTTTTTTGCAAGTTTATCAAATTTTTTTCTAACAATATTATCATAAAAATATTTCATGCCTTCCATTTCTTCTGAACCCATTCCTTGATATCTATTAGTTTGGATATTACCATTTGTAAATGCAATACTATCAGCACCCTCGTCTATAGCTTTTTTAATTGCAGTATCAATACTAAGATCAACCCATTTTTCTGTTTTAACTATAGGTAAATTTGGTACAGGTTTATAAACATTTTTTATATATTGTTTAGTTCTTTCTTCTACACTTTGTTTTGTTGAAAAATCTCTTGTTCTTTTACCTCTAATAAGTACGCTTTGATTTCCATATAATTTTAAATCAAGACTACCACCTCTTGAATTATGATAAGGATTATTATAATTTTGTTTAGCAACACTATGTAAATAGTTACCTTTAAAAAATATATGGGAATATTCAGGACCTATAGGCATTTCTCTATCTATAGTAACTCCTTCTCCTTTAGGTGCTGGTTTAACTACATCACTCTCATCTAACCTTACATACATATTGTCTTGTTTAAAACGTGCTACTTTTGTTCCACGATTTTCTTCTATGGTATAATCAATGTTTTTATTTGCTAAAAAATTTATAACTTCGTTATCACCAGTTAAGATTTCATAATCACTTACAAAACCTTTTTCTCTCTGATCTTGTAGATAATCAGATTGTATCTCATCTATTATAAAAGTATTATTTAACTTTATTATTGCTTCTTGTTCTTCTTTTGAAAATGATGTGTCCTTAACTGATAGGGACAACCTTTTTAGCATCTCAGGATCTGCATACCCCTTTTGACCTCTAACGTGTGCTATTGTATCAGCACTAATCACTGGATTAAAGTGAGTGCCTGGTGGAAAATATTTCTCTTCACCAGGTGGTCTGTCAAATTTTATTAATAAAATACTTCTATTTTCTAAAGCCCCAGGCAAACTAAAACTTTCAAAAGTTTCATAATGACTTGGGCCACCTTTGTCTCCTCTTAAACTTAAACCTTGAGGTATCTCCTCAGCTCTTATAGTAGATGATATATCTCTTTTAGCTAATGCTTTTTTAAATTTTGTTATATCAACTTTATCACCTTTATAACTATCTATTAAATTATCAACACCAAGATAAATAGTTTCAGCTTCTGTTGCTTTTAAATTTTTTATATAATTTTTTAGTTGTTCTTTACTGGCTATGGGTTGTTTAAAATCATCCATACCTTTTATTACTTTAGAGTAGTACTCAGGTTGTTCTCCCTTTAAAGATTTTGCAGTTTGTACTTCTACATCTGTTAGAGAACCTGTTTCAGCTTTATCTTTTGTAAGAATAAAATCTTCTTTCTTAGGTGTATCAGCAACTGGCGTAGTTAAAGTTGTATCTATTTTTTTTGGTTCAGGTGTAATTAAAGTTGTATCTTGTTTTTCGCCAATAGGTGTTTCTAATTTTGTATCTATTTTTTCAGCCTCAGGTGTAATTAATGGTGGCGGTGGGGGTAATGTTTCTTTTGGCTCACCACCTATAACTAAACCTTCAGGTGATTCTGCAACACTTTGTGTTATAGATGGATCTATATTATCATCCATAACTCTATTAAGAACCACACCACCTGTTACAGCAGTTAATGCTTCTTTGCCATGATCTTTTATAAATTTTTTAGTTCCTTGTTTTACAAGTTCTCTTTGTAAATAAGGTAATGCAAATCGACCAGCTGTTGTTAATATAGGTATTACTGGTAAAGGCATATTACATTACAGGTATTTTTAATTTTTTCATTTGATCTCCTAAACTTTCTTCACCTCTAAACATTTTATTAGTTTGCTCCACAGGTGATATTCTTTTTTGATAAGAGTTGTATAGTAAATCATAATAATTTTCATTAGTTGAGTAATTATTTAATGCTTTAAACTGGTCTTCTATCGGTAGATCTTTTTCAATAGCCATTCTAAAATCTTTATAGTAACTTCCAGACTTCATTAAATTTAAAAAATCTCTAACATTATCTTCTATGCTTTCATATTTTTTTAGTTTAACACCACTAGGTGTAGCAACAAATGGTTCATTACCTATTGCATGTCTACCCATATAATTATTAGCAGATTTTGCAGTAGGTGCATTTGGAAAATCTCCGTAGCCACTTTCAATAGAAGCTACAGTTGTTATAAGTGCAGGATTTACTTTTCTCTCAAAAGAATTTTCATCATACTCCTGTTGTACTTTGACAACAGTGTCATAAAATGTTTTTGGAAATGTTTCTGCTGCTTGTGCCATTATGTTTCCTAATAATAAACTAACAATTCCAAGCACGAAGTGCTTTATTAATTCTTGAATTTGGATCATTAGCTGTTTTTTTTGAAGTGAGCTTTTTTTTCATTCCCTTCATACGGGCACAGAAACTAGCTCTTCTTTTATTTCCTACTTTTTTACTAGGTGCTTTTAAATTACCTCCAGTAGCTTTGTTATAACTAGCTCTACCTTTAGCATTTAATCCACCTGAGGGGTTTTTTCCTTCTTTACGTTGCCATGCAGGTGTCTTAGCCATTACTTCTTCTTACCTTTTTTCATTCTTAACATAGCAAAGTCTTTCTTAGTTAATTTACCATCTTTGTCCATGTCTAGTTTTTTTCTTTTACCTACAACTTTTTTACCTTTCATAGGTTTCTTTTTCATTTTACCGTACATCATTAGCTATACCTCCTGTATTTCGCTGTTTTTTTTGCAATATTTTTCGGTTGCTTCACAAACTGTTTTCCCTTCTTTGTTCCTTTTCGTTTTGCTCTTGTCGTTGCCGCATACTCCGCAGACGACATTGCTTTGATAGCTTTCTCGGGCAAGTATCTTTCCCCAGTCTCCGAAGACTTCTTGCCAGATTTGGTTCTCCATTTCTGTTTTCCCCATGCTTTTAAACTCCTTTGACTCTTTGTTAGTGCCATTATTTTTTTCTCCCTTTTCTTATCGCTTCTTTACCTTTCTTAAATATGCCTGCCACCTTTGTCTTACCCATAACTTTGGCTCTTTGCTCGCCAACTGTAAGAATTTGGATTTTTCTTGCGAAGGGTTTGTTGATTCGTTTAACTTTTGCCACAGTATTACGGGCATCCGTAGGAGTTGAAAACTTAATACCGACAGTATCTTTAGGATTCTCATCTGTATACAACCTCCTACCTGAACCTTTTGGCTTTTTACCAGTTCCTACTTTAGGATCTCTTTTTTTTGCCATAAGATTTCATTTCTTTAATATGTTTTTTAATAATATTAGATTGTTTTTTATGTAGCTTAGATGCTTTACCTAAAGCCTTAGCTACTTTATTTAATTTTTTAACCATTACTTATAACCTCCACCAGCTTTCTTATAAGCCTTTGCTAACGCTTGGGCTTTTCTTGCTGACCATTTACCAGCAGCTGTCCCATGAGATGCCTGTGCTTTAATCCTATTAAAGATTGTTTTTCTCATGCCTGGCTTAGTATAGTTACCTGCTTTATTTACTGTTGACTTCTTCTTTGCCATCTTTTATCTCCTTGTATTCGTAATCATAACTTCCTTCTTGATTCTCATCAGTAATCCATTTTGAAGTATCTTCAACTGACCATATTCTAGTATTAACTAATCTATGTATCAAGGGTTTAGTTGGATCTGCTGCCATAGATGGATCAAAGATTCTTAATCTATTGTTGGGTTGTATTGCATAATTACCATCATCTAATTCTATTACGTGTCCACATTTATGTTGATCAGGTTTTTCTGCATAACCAAAATCTAATTCATTATAATCACCTGCACACCAATCAATTGTAAATAAGTATTTACCTTCTCTTTGTTTCTTTCTTCTAGATGTATATATCATTTTACATCCATCCATTTGATAAAATTTAGTTACACTTACATTATAACTAAAAGAATCCCATAACATTAATTCATTTAAAGGTAACTCTTTTACACCTGGTTTTTTACAAAATGCAGATACAGGTGCTCTCCACCATATACCACCATCTGTCATCATATAATGAAACAAAGGTACTTGTTTTGGTATTGATGTAAAACCAAATACCACACATTCAAAGTATTTATCATGAGAATCTTTTTGATCTCTCAGATAATTACCTCTTACATAACATTCTATTGGGGGTATGTTTGCGTTTAAATACATAATTTTATGGTCTCAAAGTGTATAGGATCATCCAAACAATGAACAATCCAGCTATAATAGTATTCCAAGGTATAGTAACTTCCATTAGTTACTTATCCCGATTAACCAAAGCATAAGAAATATATAACAAATAGGTTCCATTATTTTGCTAATCTATCCATATGTGCATATATTCTACCTATTACTTTATCTATATTCATAAGCTCATTTTGTAACATATATACTAAAGTTTGTAATTCAACTAGAGTAACTAACATCCATGTAGCTAAACCAAATAGAACAGTACTAGCAAAAGGCACTATCCATTTATTAAAATGTTTCATACTACTTTATTTTTATTAGGTCCTTTCTTAATTCTATATTTATGAGTACCAGCACCATTAATATCCACTTCATTACGTAGCATTTTAAACATATTCATCTGTTTAAAATCTTCATATTTTTTTTGTGTATACTGAATTACTTTTTTTTGTACTCTATCCATTAGTTTGCTAGTGGGTTTTTGTTACTTGCTTTTAATTCTTGTATTTCTAATTCTAATACTTCAATACTTTTTTTTAATACTGCAATATCTTTTTGATTAGTACCCATTACTTGCATAATTGGGTCTGGATTAAAAGGTTCTGCAATATTATTTACTTTTTCTTGTATCTCACCATATTTAACAAAACCTGCACCGATAGCACCTAGTACACCTATAAGTGCTGCAATACCTGCTAGCTGTTCTTTTATTTTACCCATTGTTTAATACCTCTATTTCTCTTAGTAGTTTTTCTTTTTTAGTTTTGATATCATTAATGATATTTTGTTGGATAAATATTGGATCGCTTTGTTGATATTCACCCAAAGTCTTAGTATATAATAATCTATCATCAAATATATTTAGTTGTTCTTCGTAAATTTTTTTATCTTTATAGAATGGTATATTATAATTTAATAATATAGAGTTATCTACCATTGCATTTATTTTTACAAAATTTTTAGCTTGTAAATTTTTGTCTATATCTTTAATATTCTCATCAATTTTATCTAAAGTTTTAACAAGAGCTGAATGGACTTTAGCCTGTCGTATTTCTTTTTCTTGTTTGGTATCACCTGTTGTTTCAGATTCTGCAGTTTGTGTAGGCTCTTCGCTACTGGATTCTTCTTTAAGTTCTTCTGGTCCTTCTTCTTGTTTTTCATCTTCTACAACTTCTATTGATTCTTCTACTACAGGTTTTTCTTCTTTCTCCTCTACCATTTCCATTGGCATATCCTCAATAAATTCTTCCATCATTGGATCATCTGCAAATTCTTCCATTGTAGGCTCATCTTTAAATTCTTCCATTTTAGGCTCATCAAATGTTTGAAAAGATTCTAATTTAGGTTCTTCCATTTTAGGCTCATCAAATGTTTCAAACATAGGTTCGTCAAAAGTAAAATTATCTTCAAACTTTATTTCATCTTCAAATTTTAAATCTTCAAACTTTAGATCTTCAGTGATGTCATCAAAGGTAGAATTTAAAAATGCAGTTGTTGTATTATCTAAAACAATTGGATCAGATTCATATGTTACAGTGAGGGAGGGATTTCGTAAGTCGACCCCATAGTGAGAAGTTGTAGAAAAGCTAGTATCTGTGAAGTCATACCGAACTGAAACATCATAATCGGTTTGTAAATTTGATTGTACCACCACACTGTCAGACCCAGGGCTATAAGACCCACAATTAAGAGAGCCACAAGAAGTGCTATTATAAGTTCTAATTTGTGTGATTGTTTCACCATCTGCTCCTATTATCGTTTGTGTTGACTGTACAGTGGATTCATAAGTATTCCAATGCCAATACTCAAAACTGTGATTTGTTGTAAAACCGTATTGAATTTGTTCTTCAGTTAAAGACGCATCAGTTCTAAGACTAATAGAACTAGACTCGATATAAACATCATGCTCAGCAGCGATAACGCTACTACCATGCCTACCATCGGCAGTTCCCGACCAACCTCCGTTATCAAAGTTCGTATCCAGGAGATTTTGAGTAGTCGTTTCAGCACTATTTAGTGTTGTCGATAACAGGATCAATAATGATACTATTAGCTTTTTCATTTGCCTCCTCTATAATTTTTAGTTCTTTAACATATAAATCATAGTCAGGTCTTAGTTTGTCATATTTTTGCCATGCATTTGTAGCTTCTTTACCTATCTTGCCTTCAAAAGGACAAGGTGTACCTGCATGATGCATAGCCTGAAAAACTCTTTCATCTTGGCATAACATAGATACTGCTGCAACTTTCATACCTTGATTAGATAATTCTCTTGCTAATTTAATTCTTTCACAATTCTTATCTCTAAAATGTTTACCACCCGATACACCTAAACCAAAAGTCTGTACTCCAGCTGATGCACCTACAGCACAAATATCCATACCACCTGCACCTACATTAGGGGCTGAAGCTGTTGGGGGTGCTGATCTTATATTCGATGTAGAATTGTTTGTTGTTGTAGAACTAGATGAACTACCTGATTCATACGTTGTAGCATTTGTATAGCCACCCGTTATCGAAGTATTAGATCCGCTTGTGTTGTTCTGTGTAGTATCAGCAAATAATATAGTGCTATATAGGCACACCAAGGCTATAATTAAAATTCGTATCGCCATATTATTTATTAAAGCCTGATGAGTACCAGTTAATAAATTTATTCCAAAGATCCTTTATCTTTTGTTTTATTTTTTTCATCTTGTTTTTCCTTAAGTTCTTTTAGTTCTTGTTGGGCTTTCTCTAAATCATCTGTTACATTCTCTAGTTTCTGTAATGTTCTTTTATTAGCAGAATCTTTAGATTTACCAGCATCTTGTAATTCAGCAACCTCTTGTTTTAAGATTCTGATCTGCTCTTTATACTCAGCTATGAGATCCTGGTATTCTGATTTAGACATTATTTTTTTCCGTTACGGAAAATCTGTGTACCTTTTATACCATAAATACTAGCCACGACAAGAATCCACAGGTTGGTAAACCAACTTGGGAGTGCCGAGAAGTATTCAAAAAATAATTTTACTTTATCCATCGCTTCGGGATCGTCACTTACGACTGCCCAAGCTAGCACAGCTATTGGAGCTGACAATATAATAAGGACCGCTTCGTCTTTCCAGTCTGATTGTCTAGCTTCTAAGAGTTTACCCTGGTAAGCCTCCTCACCTCGGGCCATCTTAGCTGCATGCATATGTTGTGCATCAGCCATAGCCATCTTAGTCTCTTGTCTTTTTTTATAGATGTGGCTTCCTGCTTGGATGCCCATTTTTAATAAACTAAACCACGCCATTTTTTATTAACCATCCTGGCACATCAAATGAAGGACATTCTTTAGATGCCTCTACTTGATAGTGACCTATAATTTTTTCTATGTCGTATTTGTCTTTTAATTTTAATATGATACTTTTTAATGTATCAAACTGTACAGGTGTAAAGTTATTCTCCCAACCCATATCAGCTGTGCCACCGCCAACTAATGCTATACCTATTGATGTACCATTAACTGCGACTGCATGTGCACCTACAAGATCTTCATCTCTACCTGTTTGTAATGTGCCATCTCTTTTAATTAAATAGTGATATCCTATTGTATCAAATCCTCTTTGTGTATGCCACTCTGTAACTTTAGCTACATCAACATCCATATCTGCAGGAGTTTGTGTACAATGTATTACTATTGTATCAGTTATTTGTCTTTTGTCCATTATATAAATAGTCCTAATAGTGTTAATATTGTAGCACCTAGACCACCTACAATAATATATAATAGTTTATCTATTTTACTATGTAAGGATTCTACGTCTTGGTGCAAGTGTTTGAGGTGGTTATTTTTTATTGTGTTGATATCTCTTCGCAACCCTGTTATGTACCCATATAATGATATTAAGTGTTCACTAGTTGTTTTGGGTTGCTTAGCCATGATTAATTTTCAAACCCATATGTTCCAGTATACTTATCAAATATTAATTTATCAAGTAAATTTTTCATAACATCTGTTTTTTGTAAACTTTTATCTCTCTTAGTAACTCTGTTTAAAAAACTAGAGTTCATAAGTTCAGCTCTATTAGCTATTTTAGTTTCAATAGATTCCATGCCTAATCCTAATTTTCTTAGTTCACTGTATATGTATAATGGTACAAATCCATCTTTCATTAAATGTCTAGCACCAGCTGTTATAATTGTATCTTGAGTTGCTTTTAATTCACGTTTAAATTTAGTAGTTGCATAAATTAAATTTAATACTTCTCTTTCTTTTAATGAGTATGCTGCTAAGTTTCTAGCTCTCCAATCTTGAAGTGTTCTAGTTATTTGCCCTCTACCTTTTTTAAATACATTTTGTACTGGACCATATGCCTGATACTTAAATATATTCTCATCTTCTTTTTCAAGACTCCAGTCTTTCCAATATGAAGATACAGGTCCAGGTATACCCATGTAATATCTTTCAACTGCACCATGTAGTGATGTAGGTACAGAATCACGTAAAAATTGCATCCATGCTTCTCTTCTTTCTTCAGAACTTTGACTTACTAATGTTGTAGTAATTGCACTTATAGAAGTTGGTATTATGCCTCTACCTTTTTGTATTTGACTTGGAGTTAATCCAAAGTAATTTAATGATGGTACACTTACTAAATCTTGTACAGCTAATCCTGGTGCTGCAAGAGTTGATGTTAAATCAATTCCTAATGTGCTTGATGGTAATCCATATTTTATAAAATCAGGATAATCACCTGTTAATATAGCAGTTTTTAAAGATGGCGTTGGTTTACCTGTTATTCTAGATATAATTGGTGACAGTTTATCTAATATAGCTTCTGCTGTATTTATGCCTATAACTCCAAATAATCCTGCAGTTAAAACCATAGAAGTTAAAAATGCAACAGCACCTTCATTTCCTCTACCCTGCTTACCCTTAACTAAATAATCTGCTAGCTGTGCTAAATAGTTATGTTGAAATGTTTTAAATAATCCAAATGGTCTACCTAAAGTTCCTAATCCTTTTGCACCATAAATACCTGGTTGCTCCATATAAGTATATTCAACCATATATTTATCTGCATTATAGGCAGCATGTTTTTTTGCTTTATCTTTAGGCATGCCAGACTGTCTATATAAATTATAAAATTGAGTAGCTGCATTTAATCTACTTACTTGTTCAACTCTTGAACTTATGTTCTGCATTGTTAAACCTTTTACTAACCAATCTGTATTTAATGCTTTTCTTCCTCTATATTGTAAACTTCCAGGCAATTCAATTACAGGTGCTAATGAATCAATTCTAGCCATCGCTTCATTTAAAAATTTAGGTTCAACTACACCAACTTTTTTAAAATAAGCCTGTGCTTCTGCAACTTCTTTACTAGGTAATACTAAATCTTTTGTTGATTGTAAAACTGTTTGTGCAATACTAGATTTATCATGTCCACTATATTTTAAATCTATTAACTTTGGCAATATCATATGATAAGGCTGAAGTGCCTGTGATATTAAGAATCTTGCTTGACCAAATAATAATTTTGCAGCAAGAGTAAATCTATTCATACCGCCCAGTGCTTTACCTAAACCTGATTCACCAAACCATTTGCTTCCAATTTTATCAGCTACTTCTTCAAACTTTCTTCTTGGTAATTCGCCATAGACTAATTGTTTCTGTGCTTCTAATGCTTTTGCAGAATTAGGAAACTCAGCTTGTAATGTAGTTGTTCTAAAACCACCATTAGGTAATGGCACTACAAATTTTTTATTTAAAAGATTATTTAAATTATAATTTGTTTTCCATCTTGATGAAGCTGTTACAGCACCTTTAGTGTATAAAGATACAGCAGTTTCAAAATCAGATGCCATTTTGGCATTTATATTTCTGTCTATTTTTGTACCAAGTTTTTCTGATAAAAAATAATTTTTTGCAGCCAATTCACTTCCAAGGTAACCATCTACTTGCTGTCTTGGTAATGCAAATTTTTTAAATCCTGTTTTAGTTCTTGCTTCTGACATAAGTGTATCTAAATCTCGATACAACTCTGGCATTTGTTTTTTTAAATTATCGTTTCTATATAATTCCATAAGTGCATCTAATTCAACTGCACCTTCTCTTGTTTTATCTTTTGTAACTATATTAAATTTATATTCAGATACTTGTTTACCATCTTTAGTAGTTACTGTTTTACCACCATAATCTTTTTGTAATTTACGTAAAATAGAATCAGCAGCAAATTTATTACCCGCACCAATAGCAATAGAATCTTCAGCTGTATATTTATTTTTTTCTTTATTAAATTTAACAGCCCATACTCTAAAGTCACCACTAAATACTCTAGGAAAATGATTAGGCCTTAAATTAAATACAACACCATTACTTTGTTCAGGATATTTTAATGCAGCTCCATTTACCTCATGTAAATTAGAATCACTTAAATCTCTTAGTTTAGAGTACACCCTAACTTGTTGATCTATTAAAGCAGAATCATTTGAATATTTTTTAAATTCATTTTTAATTTCTTCTACTGTAGCTTCATATTTATGTTTGTTATCAACTTTAGATTTTTGTATTTCTAAAGTTTTAAAGTATAAAAAATCATTGTAATTACCTTTTCTACCATCAGGAAAATATCTTTCACCTGTTGCAGAATCTACTGGTAATTTACCAAAATCAACATCTCTATAAACTTTTTCAGTTTTTATTCTAGTATCATATGATTCTTTGTTTGCTTTAGCCTGTGTTGATTTTGCAATATCAAGTGCTGCGTTAACTCTAATAATATCAGCAGCAGCTTTAGGATTTTTTTCTTTTAATATTTGAAATTCTGTTAAACCAGCATCTTTACTTTTTGCAGCTGTAAATCCAAAAATTTTAATAAAGTCACCTCTACCTTCAAGTCTTAATTGATAGTCTGCAAATGACTCACCTGGTTTTCTATCAGGCATATATTTTTTATCAGTTACAACTTTAGGATCAAATAACTTTTGATTTACTTTTATATCATCAATTCTTTTTTCTGCAGCAATACTATCTCTGCCGTATTTAAATAATGGATCTAAATTAAATGATGGTGGAATAGCTAAGTTAATAATTTTTTGTAATGTAGTATCAGGCATATCTTTAAATTTAGGTGTGCCATCTCTATTAAATTGATCAACTTTAAATTGTTCTATATTTCTTTCACCAAAAATACCATCTTGAAAATCTTTCATCACTTCATTATATCTTTCACCTGTAAATATAACTTTACCTTGTGCATCAAGATGAGCTTCTAACTCATTTACTTTATTTCTTAATTTATCTAAAGCCTCAATAGTAGGTACTTCACCTTGTATTTTTACTGTGGGTTTTTTACCTTCTGCTAACTCTTTTTCAATTTGTTTAGATGTTTCTAAATTTTTTTCAAACTCTTTTAATCTTGCTCTATTTAATAAATATGAATCTGATATTTTAATATATTCTTCTGCAGCTCTACCTCTAGTTTCACTAATAGTAGTTTTAGATTCTCTACCTATTAAACTTTTATAATCTAAAGCTGATTGTGATTCTACCCTAATAGGCTTACCTTCTGCTTTTGGTGATAAATATCCTGCTGCACCCCATACAGTTGCAGCAGCAGCTCTATCTTCTAAATTTGCATTATGCCCTGCTGTTAAAAAACCAAAACCACCAAGTGCACCCATTCTAGGCCCTACACTTAAATTATTTGCCCATCCAATAAATTTACCAGTTCCATAGCCATATGCAGCAGCTTTTGCAATATCAACTGCATTACCATCATCTATTTCTCTAGTAACATCTGTAAGTGCAATACCTTTAGCTAAACTACCTGATGCTTTTACAAATGGTATATATTGAGCAATTGTCACAGGTAATCCCGCAAAACCTGCCGCTGTTTTATTTATATAACCTTCTGGTGGCTCATAACCATATGCTTCTGGTGATACACCTCTTGCTAAAGATTTAAAATAATCTTCTGCATAAGTATATATGTTTTCTTCATCAGGTTCAAATCCTAATGTAGTTCTACCCCAGTTATAAAATCTATCTATACCACCAGGTATACTTCCTAATAATTCATAAGCAGAACTTACACTAGTATTAAAACCATAACCTAATGCATTACTAAATTTTTTACTTTGTATTTCTCTTCTTTTTAATATCTCGGGATCAACTTCTTCAGGAACTTGATTAAATAAATCAAATTTATAGAAGTTACCTCCATCTAAAATATTAGATGTGTTTGGATTTAAATCATAGCCACCCTCATATAATTGTCTTACAGAAGGATGTTGCTGTGTTAAATCTTTTGTATCAAAAGAAAAATCAGCCATTATGGAGTTGCGTCTTGTATGTTATCTTGTTGTGCTGCTAAAGCCTTTTTAAGTGTTACAGTTAGTTTTTGACCTTTAAATCTAGGTGGTATATCATATATCTTACCATTATACATAAACTGATCCTCACTAATTGTTTGTTCTGCTGGCTTAGGTGTTGTAGGTTTTTTTGGTGTAATAGGTTTTTCTGGCTCTACTACTTGCCCAAAATCAAACTTACCTAAGTAGTTTTTAGCAACCATACTACTATATTTATTTGTTGCATTAAATAATTTATTTTGTGCTTCTTGTAATTGTACTTGATAAACTCTTGCACTATTAGAATCTTTACTTGCTAATGCAGATTTATACATAGTTCTAGCTTCCTCAACATCATTTGATAAACCTGCTAGTTCGTTTTGAAATGTTTCTGCTAACATCTTAGCGGAAACTGGACTTTCTAACATATATAATCTTTCTAGATTAATTCCATTTTCTCTTAATTTACTTGTTATAAAAGTTTGTTTAGATTCTCTATCTGTAATTTTTCTAGCATTGTGTGCTATAATACTTATCTGATCTATTTGTAATAAATCTTTTCCAGCCTGACTTGTAGGTGATTTACCCATAATACCATACGCATTAGCTGTCATAAAAGATGTAGCTATTGAAGTTTTATAATCTTCTTCGGCAAATTCCATCTTATTATTAAACTCACCCATAGTTGTAAGTAAGTCAGTTGTTTTTTTAATTTTAGATATTTGTCCTATTTTATTTCTAATATCACCTTGTTTTGTTTTGTAATATTGTGCAGCAGGAATATACGGATCTTCTGATTCTGTAACTATAGGACTTAAAAATCTTTTTTTAATTTTTTCTTGAACATCTATATTTTTTCCTAAAAATAAATCCATATCTTCATTAAATAATAAAGATAATGTTTTATCTACTGCTGCTTCTCTATTCTCACCTGGAACATTTAAAGGAAATAAATTAGGATTATTAACCATATAATTTTTCATTTGCCCAAAATTATCATATGCTGCATCTAAATTATTTAACTCCCCATTAAATGCTTTTACTTCATTTGCAGCTAATTGTTTTGTAGCTATGTAATCTCTTTGTACCTCTGCTTCAAAGTTATTTAATATTTCATTACCTAAATTTGATGTTACATTTCTAAATAATCTTGCATGTACTCCCATATTATTTCTCCATTAATCCTTTTACAGATTGTTCTTCTATTTTTTTCTCTGTCATTTTTTCCATTGGTAAATTATCCAAATCAATTGATTTTTTAATTTTAGCCATATCTTTATAAAATTCTGTATCTTCAGCATCTCCTAAATTTATTTTTGCAGGAATTTCAGCTACTTGTGCTTTTGACATTATTTGCATAGCCACAATTGGCTCTAGTAATCTAGCAACATCAACTGTAAATTTACCTTCTAAGAATCCTGAAAATGTAATAACTTTAACAAGAGCTTCTATAGGTATACCAATACGCATCATTGTTAATAATCTTTTTAATTGTTTTGGATTACTTAATCTTTCATAAAGAAAGTCAGCAGCATCTTCAATTTGTGCAAACTGTGGGGGATGTTCCCATGGATAGTTACCTGGTTCATCAGTTAATCCTTGACCTGGTATAGGTGCATTAAAAGGATTAATTGTTGGCTCTTCATACTGCATAGGCATTGCAGTTGATTGTTTTTTTGCTTGATCTATTTCTTGTGCTTGTTTTATAATTGAATCTAATTCTGCCATATTATGTTCTTCTTGTTGTTCTTCTTGAGCCACCTGTTGTTCCAGTATTCATACGACCTACTGAGTTTAAATAATATTTCCAATATGCTTGTAGTGCTGCATAATTTTGAAATCCAGCTTCCCCTATATCTTTAAATGTAGGTTTACCTGCTGTTGATCTTGATAAGTTTGTACCACTAGATTTATATTCCCCTAAACTTGGTGCTTTAATTATTGTTGTTTGTGGTCTACTTTGACCACCACCATCTCCTAAAAAATAATTAGCAGCTCCTGCAATATCTTGAACTGTATCATTTTTTAAAAAATCAACTGCTGTATTTTTAATATCTACTATTGTATCATACCATGCCATTAGTCATCATCTCCCATTTTATCTATTACTTTTAATCCAAATCTACCTAACATAGTATAGAACTTTTCTTTAGATGCTTCATCAGCTAAATCTAAAGTAGTGCTTCTTTCTATAGCAGCTAGTGCAGCATTATGTGCTCTTTGTAATTCATTTTGAGAAGAACTATTCACCCAAGATGCTTCATCTCTCCATTGTTGCCACATAGCAGATAATGCAAAGTTAGACATATTTAATAAGTTTTGTGCATTAAGTTGGTTAGTTGCATTTACTAGAGCTGTGTTTGCTGTATTTACAGAACGCCTCCATTGCACGTTTGATTGATCAATTACTCTTTGATTATCAACATTAAATCTTTCTCTTTGATCAACTAAATTAGCATTAAAAGTATTTATTTGTGTTTGTCTGTCAGCATTTGCTTTATCTACTGCTACTTGATTATTTGCATTTATAGCAGATATTTTATTTTTTTCTGCTAAAGCAAATTGATTCATAGCATCAGCTCTTGCTGCATTTTGTTGTAGTATTTGTGAACTTAAATTATCATAAAATTGATTAACTTGATTTTCACTTGTTGCATTAAACTGACTAGCTGCATTTTGTGCTGCTTGATCAGATAATAAAAATGCTTGACTTACTTGTAAATTTTGTAGACTAGCCTGCTGTTTATTAGACAAGTTAGCCATATCCATTTGAAAATAATTATTAGCATTTGTTATAGCAGCTTGCTGTCTGTTATTAAGATTTTGAAAAATCATATCTTTATAAGTTTGAGCATCTGCTTGTGCTATAGGTATGGATGCAGTTAATAATCCATCAGCTAATGCTTCAGCCATCATAGAGCTTGCACCTAATCCTCTTTGTGCCATAGCTGCTCTTGTTGCAGAAGCAACACCTCTTAAGTATGCAGGTAATGCTGTACCTTGTGATAATGATGTTTCTATATCCTGTGTAATATTTGCAAGCTGTCCTCTTACCGTAGCATCACTTGTAATTGTTCCAGTTTCAGCAGTCATTGGCTGAGTTAACGTTCCCTGTGCAGCTGTCATTGTAGGTGTTTGACCAGCTACTGTAGCAGCAGTTGTTGCTGCATAGTTAGGCATAGTTGGTGCTGTAACAGCCTGTGATGTTGGTGTACTTTGAGCTGTAGCTGTAGGGGCTGAAGGTATAGTTGGTGTGGCAGCTTGTGTTGTAGTACCTAAACCACCTGTACCTAATAACTCATTTGATTGAACTGTTTGGGCCTGAGCACCAACTGTTGTACCACTAGGTAATGTTGGTGAATTAAGTAATGTATCAATTAAAGATACTACTTTTCTACTACCACTTTGTTCAGTAGTTGTAGGCTGTAAAGAACCCTCAGGTAATGTAGTTGTATTTGGTGCGTCTGTTGTCGCCATTATTATTTTCCTTGTCCTCTATTTTTAGATCTCTTGGGCACTCGTTTATTATATTTTTTACTGTGTTTCCCAGGTCGTTTCTTTTTAGTTTCTTTTACAAAATTGTTAACGCCTATGAGGGATTTGCGTTTGGCCATTTAACTATGGTTTAGTTGGCCATGTAGCATTTTCACATTTTTCAACAGTGTCTTTCCCATCAGGCAGGTCTCTTAAATTTTGTCTGTATGTTGTCATGTCAGATGACATAGTAACATCAGATAAAGCATAAAAGTCTGTCTCTGCTAGAAGCTGATTTCTTTTAGCTCTTAGGCTAGCTTGTGCTCTTGCTAAAGCACCATCAGCCCAAGCTGCTTCTTCAGCATCTCTAGCTGCTTCTTCTTCAGCAGTTAGTTGGATTCTTTCACCGTTGACCATTTTATATCTTGGCATGTTTGTTTCTCCTATTTATTGTTGTTATTAATTTACTCCGTACAAATCTATTGTACCTGAATCTATGTTGCCTGAATGCATTTTAAAGTCTACAGCATTTATTGCTGATGTTGTATTTCCATATCCAGCAACATAGGTTGGTCTAGCCGTATCACCTGAAGCATCTGTCATTCCTGTAAAAATAAAATGTTTTACAAATGTTGTAGAACTAGGATCAAAAAGATGTAAAATACCAACACTATTAGCATCATTATCATTGCCGCCTTCAAGCACTAAAGTTTGATAACCTGTACCTTGTGCTAGATCATCACCTGTTCTATATCCTAATCCTGTAGATGATCCACTTTCTGTATGAAATGCTCTAAAATGTGTAGATGTTTTTGTTACGTTATAATTACTACCACCATCAATAGACATATTAAACTGTAAGTTTGCGTTATCAGTAGCTGGGTGAATATTATTAAAAACAAATATATATTCTTTATAAGTGCTATTTATTCCTGATGTAATACTTACACTTGATGATGAACTAGCTGTTGATCTCGATATAAAAACTAAATCACCAAGTCCTGTTATGGTTCCAACTGCTGTTGCATCTTTTAATGCTCTATTATTTAAAGTTACTATACTCATTATGATTTACTCAATCCATACATTTTAATCACACCACTATCTATGTTTCCACTAGAAAATTTAAAATCAATAGCATTAATAGCTGAAGTAGTATTCATATAACCAGCATTATAATTATTAGATGTTTGAGAGGAAGCACCAGCAACCATACCATTAGTTACTGAAATATAATGCTTAACAAAAGTTGTGTTTGATGGTGAGAATAAAAATAAATCACCACAAAAACCTGAGTCACTATGATTACTAACTGTTCCGTCTGCATCTAAAATATCGTAAGCTGTACTTTGTGCAAGATCAGCACCTGTTCTATAACTTAATCCTGTACCACTATCACTTTCTGCATGATATGCTCTAAAATTTGTACTTGTTTTGGTTACGTTATAGTTAGAACCACCATCAGTAGAACCATTAAATGTGAAATTTGCATCTGATGCTGGGTGACAATTTATAATTTTAAATAAATAAGTATCATAAGTGCTATTAATATTAGAAGTAAAAGAAGATGACGATACTCCTGATGTAATAGTGTTTGTGGCAAGTAAAACTAATGAACCACTTGGTATGCTATCTAAAGCAGTAACAGCAGATATAGAATTGTTATTGTATTTAACTAACGCCATATAATTTTATAACTCCACTATCTATATTGCCACCTGTCATTTTGAATTGTACTGCATTAACTGCACTTGTTGTATTTACATATCCAGCTTGATAACCATCTAAAGAGAAATCACCACCTGAATAACTTTGACTTCTGTTTATCCAATGTTTAACAAATGTTGTATTGCTTGGGTCGAAAAGATGTAAAATACCTGACATACTTTCATCATTAGCATTTCCCACATTATTACAAAGATTTTGGAAAGATGTAGATTGTGCTAAATCATCTGCTGTATAGTAAGCTACACCTGAACTAGATCCATCAACTTCATAATGATATGCTTGAAAAGCTGAACTTGTTATAGTTACACCATATGAACTTCCACCATTTGTACTTACTTGAAATTGTAACTCAGTATTGTCGGTTGCTGGGTGCATATCATAATATCTAAAAATATATTCTTTATACGTACTGTCTATTCCACTTGTAAAAGATAATGAGGAACTACTACTAGCTGTCTGTGTAGATATTAAATTTAAAGCACCACCACTAATAGCTGCAGGTATCGAAGTTATAGCTGATAAAGAATTATTGTTACAAAAATTTAAAGCCATTATCTAACTCCATACATCGTTATGGTTCCGCTATCAATATTGCCTGATGACATTTTAAATTGAATTCCTGTAATAGCAGACGTTGTATTAAAAAAACCAGCACCAAATACATCTGTTGCTCTGTCAAATATTGTCATAGTTCTTGAAATATAATGCTTAACAAATGTTGTAGATGATGGTTCAAATAAGTGCATATGTCCTGAAATACTTTGATCGTTATCTGAACCTGTGCTTTCATTTAATCTTTGAAAAGCAGTTCCTTGTGCTTGGTCGTCATCAGCACTATAACCTAATGCTCTAGAACTATTATCTTCTTGATTTCTAGCAACAAAATAAGTGTTTGTAAGTGTAGTATTAAAATTACTTCCATCAGTTGTTGTTTGAAAAACTAATTTAGTATCATCTGTTTGTGGATGAAGATTATTGAAAAAAAACATATACTCTTTATAAGTGCTATCAATACCTGATGTAAACGATAATGATGCACTTGAGCTTGCAGTTGTAGTAGCTATCTTAACTAAATTACCTCCAGCATCTGCTGTCTCTAAACCATTAGCACTTGAATTAAATCTTATGGCTTTACTAGCGGCTGGTGTAACATTTATACTATTAAATTTTAATTTATTAAGAGCCATTATTTTGTAACTCCATACATTTTAATTGTGCCTGCATCTATTGTGCCTGCAGAAAAAGTAAATCTTATACCATCGATGGCAGCCGTAACATTTGCATATCCAGCATTAAAGTGATTCATTGCATAATCATAACCATCTGTGGTATTTATATGAGCTAAAAAATGTTTTACAAATGTTGTTGAACTAGGACTAAATAAATACATTGTGCAACAAAGAGATTCATCATTAGCATTACCTGTATCACCTAAACGTTTTTGACTTGTGCTTTGTTCTAAATCTTGTCCAGAATTATAAGTTAAACCTGAAGCATTACCAGCTTCATTTGAACCACCGTACCACGATGTACTTGTTATTGTTGCATCAAAGTTACTACCACCATCTCTAAGATTAAAACCAAAAATAGCGTGATCATTAGATGGATGAATATCAAAACACTTAAATACATAAGTATCATAGGTGCTATCTATACCTGATGTAATATCAACTTGACTTACAGATGATGAAACAGTGCTAGTTGAAATTAATGTTAAAGCACCTGGTGCTGCTGTGTCAAACCCATTAGCACTTGCATTGAAAGCTAAACCTGTGCTTGCAACAGTTGTTAAATCAAAACTATTAAAATTAAATTTAGTAAGTGCCATTATAAAATCCCATATAATTTAAATGTTCCAGACTGTATATTACCAGATGACATTGTAAATTGAATAGCATTTATAGCAGATGTTGTGTTACCATACCCACCAACAAAACATTGTGTTGAAGCATCACCGTTAGCTGAATATGTTTGTGTAATTACATTATAATGTTTAATAAAAGTTGTGCCTGATGGATTGAATAAACGAACTTCTCCTGAACAACTTTGATCATTATCACCACCAATTGTTAATCCAGAAATAGCTTGAACACCTGTACTTTGTGCTAAATCAGGACTTGAGGCATTATCTAAACTTGCTGAACCACCTCCTTCTTCGTGCGATGCTCTAAAAAAATGACTTGTTTTTGTAACATTATAATTACTTCCGCCATCAGCTGATAAATTCATTCTAAAGTCAACGTTATCAGTGCCTGGATGAATGTTAATCATTTTAATTACATACTCTTTATAAGTAGTATCTATTCCACTAGTTATTGAAATTGCTGAATCATCACTTGCTGTGGTTGTAGATATGAGTTGTAAATTACCCCCAACATCATCCGCAGCTAACCCATTGTTACTAGAGTTAAATGTTATAAACTTACTCGCTGTTGGAGTAACGTTGAAGCTATTAAAGTTTGCTTTAGATATTGCCACATTTTACTCCTATGAAATTCCGTAAAACCTAATTACTCCACTATCAAAATTACCACTTTCAGGTGTAAATTTTATAGCATTAAAAGCATTATCTGCATCTGCTGTATAAAATCCACCAGAAACAAAAGGCATAGCATCATCTTGTACATCATGAGAAATTCCTGATACAAAATAACTAAAAAAAGTTGAAGTGTTTAATGGATCATAAATAAACATTCTAAAATTGTTTGGTCTAGTTGTTGCACTTGTTGTATCTGCAAATAATTGAAATCCACCTGAAGCAGCACCATCAGCTTGGTTTCTTGCGTTTCCAGCACTTTCTGTACTAAAAGCAGAATACCTATAATTAGAACCTGATTTATAATTTGAACCATTATCACTACTAATTTTCATATTTATTTTTCCTTGTGCATCAATAATAATAGAATCAAAATCAAGCATAAATCTTTTGTAAGATGAGGTTATAACACTACTATTAAAAACTATATTAGCTGTATCTGCAGATATTGTTGTGGTAGAAAGTAAAGTATGTGTTGAAGAACCTTTTATAAGTGAGTAATCAATTCTTTTTAATACACCAGCGTCACTAACTAGAAACTCATCAGTATCTGCAGGTTCAGAAGCTAAAGCAGTTTGTCCCGAGATTACATCTGCATTAAATTTAGCAGCTGTTACTGAGTTTGCAACTAGTTTTGCAGTTGATATACTATTGTCTGAAGGTGTGCCTAGATCTAATACATCTCCTAAAATAATTACAAAGTCTATAACATCACCTGTCGCTAAGTTACTAGCAAAGGTAAGTGTAGACCCTGATACTGTAAAGGAATCACCTGGTGCTTGTAGTACACCATTAAGAGATACTAACATATGATTAGCATTCTCAGGGGATACCGCTGCACCACCAACGTTTAGTGTGTATGCTGCTTGTCCATTAACAACCGATATTGCATCACACTTTTGAAAGTTTCCTACTACTGGTTGTTTACCTATATATGCCATTAATTAACTCCATAAAGTTTGAATATACCACTTTCAATATTTCCTGCTGAAAAGTAAAATCTTACACCATCAACTGCTGTTGTTTCCTCTACTCTCGCTATACCGTCAATCCTTGCAACTTTATCACCATCAACCTGATAATTTAGATCATATTTAATGTGAGTATTAAAAGTTGTATCTGAAGGATTATAAATAAAAAATCTTCCATTATGACTAGCTTCAGCAACATTATGACTAGCATAAGATAATTTTATATGATCGGTGTCTTGTCCATATTCTGCTGTATTAATATCATTTTGTTGGTATCTTTGATAAACCCAATCATAAACAGTTCCTGTATCTACTGAACCACCTTGAAAAGCTCTCATTCTAAAAATTGAATCATTAGTTGCTTGATGAACATTAATTAATTCAATCATATAAACTTTATAAGTGCTATTAATATTTGAAGTTATATCTACTTCTGCTACTGCACTAGATACTGTTGCTGTAGATAATAAAACATGAGTTGGATTAGATTTAATTAAACTATAATCAATTCTTTTTAATGTTCCAGCGTCTGATACTAAAAATTCATCTGTATCTGCTGGGGCTTCTGCTAATGCTGTAGTGCCAGAAATAATATCATTATTTAATTTAGCAGCTGTAACAGAAGTAGCAGCTAATTGTGATGTTCCAACAGATGCATCTGCAGGATTAACTGTTTGTAATGCTCTACCTAAAAATACAGCATACATTGTATCTGTACTAGCTGTGGCTGCAGATAATGTAAGTGCAGTTCCAGTAGCTGTGTATGCTTTACCTGAACCAGGTTGTTGTCTTACGTTATTAATAAATAACGCAAGTTCATTTTCATTTGTAACTGGGTGACTCAACGTATAGGAGGTTGTAGCACTTGTTGAAAATTCTTGAGTTGCAAATGAAGTAAATGTTTCTGCTGGTAATGGACCAATATACGCCATCTTACGTTATCTCCATTATTGATAGCGTGCCTGAAAGTTTATCAGCTACAGAGCAATCTATCTTTATTTCATCTGTTGCTTCTAAAACTACTTTACCACCTGATAATAATTCAAGTGATGTTCCTGCTGGTATGTTCACATCTTTTACAAGAAATGATGTCCCATTAGAAACGTCATTTGCACCACCCCTATTGCCTGTGTCACTAACTAATTCTACCTCTGCAGTTACTGCTGAAGTATGAATGTTAGTAAGTATAAGACCAAGAACAACTGTAGTTGTACTTCCAGCACAAGTGTACATCTTATAAGGTGTACCTGCTGAAGCTGGTTCTGCTGCAAAAGTCACTACTTTGAAAGTATTTGCCATTTATTATATCCTCCTATTTACCTATATATTATATCGTTATTTTTAAAAAAGTCAATGTTTATTTATCCTAATGCTATTGCTAGTGCTGTAGGATCGTCTGTTACAAATCCTGCACTACTTAAATATGTTTTAACATCTGTTAATGCTACTTGTTTCATAGTGCCTGCATCATTTGCAACTAATCTATCTGCATCTACTAAAGTAGTAGCTGTAGCTGATGTATCTCCATCTATTATATTTAATTCTGTTGTACTAACTGTCGCACCATCTAATATCTCTAATTCTGCTTCTGATATACCTGCAGATCCAATAGTTACTGTACCTGCAAATGTTACATTAGCCCCACTAAACGTCATAGCTGTAGTAGGTGTAGATCCTGATTTAATTACAAGCTCTCCACTAGAATTTGTTAAACTACCAAAAGTTGTACCATCATCTTTAAGTGTGACATCTGCTCCACCTGCATCTAAAACTATATCTGTTGTTGCATCTAATGTAATACTAGAACCTGAATCTATTTCAGCTATAATTGGTGTTGTTAAAGTTTTGTTAGTTAACGTAGATGTAGATGCATCTGATACTAAAGTTGAATCACCACCAGTACTTGGAATTGTTAAAACATTATTAGCACTTTCTGAGTGTGCTGCAGCTTTAATTTGCTGTCCATGAGAGTTATTCTCACAGTTAAATTGAATAGTACCTTGATTTGTATTACCTTTAATAGTTACATGCCCTGTGCCATTTGGTGCTAATTCTATATCTGCATTTGATGTAGTAATAATATCTGCACCATTCATATCAAGATTACCACCTAACTGAGGTGTAGTATCTTCTACAACATTTGAAATTGCACCTGATGAAGCAAGTCCTGCTACAACTGCTGATCTAGCTATTTTTTTAAGACCACCACCTGAAGTA